GTGCTCTCGAAGCACCGCCGCGCTGCCGCGCTCGGTGATCAGTTTCTCGATCAGTTCGATTGGGTTCATGGTCTGCCTGTCAGAAAGATGGGCCGGGATATGCAACGTCAACAGGAGCCCCGCCATGCAGCGTGAGCCTGTGAAGCGCGGCGCTGGCGTGCCGCCGAAGGCCGGTGCCTTCATCGGCATCGACGTGCAGGCCGATGGCAAGGTGCACATCGTGCTTTGGCACGAAGGCCGGGCGGACGCCATCTACGCGCCATGCACTGTTCAACATGCCCTCGCGCGGGCATTGCCGCAGGCCCTGGGAGAGGCGGTGGCGTTCAGCCGCCAAGTATCCGATCCAGGGCCTCGGCCGATTCCTGCTGCCGCGCAGCATCTTCCGCCTGCTCCCGGGCCCGGATGCGGGCCAGATACGCCGTCACCGCTGGCTGATCCACGAGCTGCCGAGCTTGTTGCAGCGCTGCGGAAGCTATGGCTGGAAGATCTGCGCCGGCTGGCACCACGTCTCTGAGTTCGATCTCGATGTTGATGCCGGCTGCGCTGTACCTGTTCGGGTCGTCCTCGCGGGCCTTGATGCGCACCAGCGCCAAGGGGTCTGTCAGTGACCCGGCCGTTGAAAAGCTCAGCTTGATGAGCAAGAAGTCCAGTTCCATGGTCGCCCTCCTGTGGCGTTTGCTGGTTGGGGTGAGAGCCGCCAGCGTACCCCAGGCCGGGCGGCCGCCCCTTGTCTCCCCCACGCTGCTTGCATGGCGTGGGTTGGCCGGCCGGGCAGGTGCCTGGCCGGCTCTTTTCTTCCACCCCTTCTGACCGGGTTTTCGGCGTCGTCATGGGGCCAGTGTCTGTGCCGCCAGTGATAACCACCGCGAACCGGAGATACGACATGCCATCACCCGTTTTCACTGCTGCTCAGCGCCAGATGACGTTGCCGCTCGACGAGAGCCTGCTGGCCGCCCACCGCAGCCTGCGCGACTGTGTGGCCGCCGGCATCTACCGCCGCGGCCTGAAGGGGGTGGCGGCGGATCTGGACCTGTCGCCCGGCAACCTGTCGGTGGCGCTGTCGGACGACCCGCACCGCAAGTTCAGCGTGGACGAGCTGGAGCGCTACGTGCAGGCCACGGGTGACAAGTCGCCCATCCACTACCTGGTGGCCAAGTATCTTGGCGACGAGGGCGCTGCGCGTGACCACGCCCTGGCCCAGGTGATGGAGCAGCTGCGCGACCTGCCCAATCTGCTGGCCAATGCGGGCCTGCAGCAGCCGGCGGGGCGCAGGGGGCGCGGATGATGGACGGCACAGCCAACGGCTTGCCGGCGCCGCTGGTGCCGGTTGAGTGCGACATGCAGAACTTCATGCGCATGCCGCTGGCCGTGGGCCGGCTGCTGGGCAGTGACACGTGGATTGCGGCGGCTGAAGATCCGCGCCTGGGCCATGCGTTGATCTCTCTTTGGTGCGAGGCGTGGCGCCAGGTGCCGGCGGGCAGCCTGCCGGATGCGGACTTGACTCTGCAGCGCTTCAGCATGTGCCCCAGCGCCAAGGAGTGGGCGCGCGTGCGTGACCGGGCGCTGGCTGGCTGGGTGCGGTGCAGTGATGGCCGGCTGTACCACCCGACGGTGTGTGAAATGGCGCTTGAGGGCTGGCTGGAGAAGCTGGGCTCGCGCCACAAGGCAGGTGCGGGCAATGCCAAGAAGTGGGGCGGCGAGTTTGACTCGGCTGCCCTCGATGCCGACATTGAGCGCGCCTGCGAGATGCTGCGTGCGCTCAACCCGAACAGCCAGGCGCTGCAGCGCAAGCGGGGCAATCGGGTGCCGGGTGCGGTCGCACAACGGTCGCACGGCGGTCGCGGTGGCAGTGGTTCGGGCATCGCACAGGGATCGCACGGTGATCGCACAGCGATCGCTGATGGATCGCACAGCGGTCGCACAGCGGTCGCACAGCGGTCGCAACAGAATAGAACAGAAGGGATTACCCCCAAACCCCCACCTGCAACGGCTGTGGATAACTCGGCTGGCCACGAACTGCCGCCGCCATTGCCGGCAGGCCGGTGGTGGGAGACACGGGCCGGGGTGGAGGCTGCGGGCTGTGCGCTGGGCCTGGGAACGTGGGACGAGGCTGCATCGCAGCTGGCGCAGGGGGAGCACTGGCCCGCATACCGGGACCGGGTGTGCATTGCAGCGGGGGATGGGCCGTGGCTGGACGGGCCGCGCAGTGCAGTGCGGGTGGGCGCAGTGCTGCCATCAGGGGTGCGCCATTGACCGCCGCCGCTGTGCCAGGGCCCATGGCTCGTGAGGGTGGGGGTGGGCAGCCGCCATCGATGCGTCAGGGTGACGGTCTTCGGGTTCACATGCCCGAGACCGCTGCGCTGGTGGACGAACTGCGCGCAGCTCTGGGCGCCACCATCGTCGATGCCATCCTGCGGGCCACCCGGCGCGGCGGGCGGTCGTTCTACGCCGCTGAGCTGGGGGCCGATGGCGTGTTGCGCGAGTGGGGCAGGGCACCCAGCGGGCGGCGGGCGGTGGTGCAGGGTGGGCAGGTGGTGCTGGCCGGCCGGGGGGTGGCATGTTCACGCTGAAGGTGCGGGTCGATCTGTCGGAGGCGCTGAGGGCGCTGGACGATGTGGACAAGGGCGGGCCGTACGCGATGGCCCGCGCGCTGACGCTGACTGGCCAGGACGTGAAGGCGGCAGAGACGCGCGAGATCGCCGCGGTGGTGGACAAGCCGACGCCGTACACCAGCCGGGCGCTGTTCATGCAGTCGGCCACCAAGAGCCGGCTGCAGGCGCGGGTGTGGCTGAAGGACGGCAACCGGCCTGAGCACTACCTGCTGCCGATGATCGAGGGTGGTAACCGGCCGTTGAAGCGGTTCGAGCAACGGCTGAGGATGACGGGCTACATGCGCAGCGATGAACGCGCGGTGCCCGGGTCTGCAGTGCAGCTGGACCCCTACGGCAACATGAGCCGGGGGCAGATCGTCAAGATCCTGAGCCAATTGCGCACGGCAGTGGTGGCGGGCGACTTCAGCAACGCGAGCGGCAGCAAGCGGAGCAGGGCCAAGCGGGCGGTGGTGGCGTACTTTGCCAGTGCGGGCAATGGCGGGCGCCGTGCCGGGCGTGCCGGCAGGCGTGCGGCAGAGATGCCGCAGCACCTGCCGCGCGGCATCTGGGAGCGGACGACGCACGCCTGGGGCACATCGGTGCGGCCGGTGCTGCTGTTCGTCAAGGGCACTTCGTACAGCAAGCGGTTCGACTTCTTCGGCCTGGCCGACAGGGTCGTCAGCGACAAGTTCCCGAAGCACCTGAAGGCCAGTGTGGAAGCGATCAACCGTGCCTTCTTCTCGGCGGGGTCACGGTGATGCGTGAGGTGATCGATCGACCATGCGCCAGCGGTGAAGACGACCGAACCGATCGGCAGGCACCCCCCATGGGTCCTCCCGGCGGGGGTGCTCGCAGGGGTAATTCGAGGCCCGCACGCGCGCTAGTCACGGGTTTGCTATGGGGGGTTGTAGGTGCTTGACCGGTTGTTGAGCCAGACCGAATTCGCCGATCTGGTGGGCATCAGCCAGCAGGCCGTCAGCGATCTCAAGCGCCGAGGTGTGCTGCGCGACAACGTCACTGGCGCGAGCTGGCTGCGGGCCTACTGTGAGCAGCTGCGCGAGCAGGCGGCTGGGCGCGCCGGGACGCTGGCCGAGAACCGCGCCGCGCTGGACAACGAGCGGCGGATCGAGATCGCCATGCGCAACGCCATCAAGCGCAAGGAGTTCGCGCCCGTCGAGACCATCGCCATCGTGCTGGCCAAGGTCGGCCGCCAGATCGCCGGCACGCTGGAGGCCATCGGCCCGGCCATCCGGCTGCGCTGGCCGGATGTCACGTCGGAGCAGCTGCGCCTGATCGACGGCGAGATTGCCAAGGCGCGCAACCTGGCGGCGCAGATCTCGCTGGACCAGCTGGCCGACGATGAAGACGAGGCCGACCGATGATCAACGACCTGCAGGCCGTGCTGGATGCATGCCCGGAGCTTCAGGCGGAGATCGCCGCATCCATCGAGCGCGGCCTGCAGGCCCTGGCAGTACCTGCGCCCATGCGGGCGAGCGAGTGGGCAAACCGGCACTTCTACCTGTCGGCCGAGAGCAGCTACGTCGAGCAGCGCTGGGAGACCTGGCCCTTTCAGCGCGCCATCCTCGACTGCATGGGCCACGACGACATTGAGTCGGTGGCCTTCAAGAAGTCGGCCCGGGTCGGCTACACCAAGATGCTGCTGGCCTGCGTCGGCTACTTCGCCGAGCACAAGCGCCGCAACCAGGTGGTCTACCAGCCGACGGACGACGACGCGGACGACTGGGTCAAGACCGAGCTCGACACGATGCTGCGCGACGTGGGCGCGATGCAGCGCGTCCTGCCCAGCTTCCTGCGACGGTCCAAGGACAACACGCTGCAGCAGAAGTCCTTCCTCGGCAGCAAGCTGCACATCCGCGGCGGCAAGGCGGCCAAGAACTACCGCCGCCTGACCACCGATGTGGTCTACCTGGACGAGCTGGACGGCTTCGACCGCGACATCGAGAAGGAAGGCAGCCCGACCAAGCTGTCGAAGAAGCGGCTCGAGGGTGCGCTGTTCCCCAAGCACATCAAGGGCTCCACGCCCAAGCTCACCGGCTTCAGCCTGATCGACGAGGAGTACGACGCGGCCGAGCTGCAGTTCTGCTTCCAGGTGCCCTGCAGCCACTGCGGGCGAGAGCATGCGCTGGAGTGGGGCGGCAAGACGGCCAGGCATGGCTTCAAGTGGGTCAGCGGCGATGCGGCCACCGTGGTGCACATCTGCCAGCACTGCGGCGTGGGCGAGACACAGGCCGACTACCTAGCCCACTGGCACCTCGGGCGCTGGATCAGCGACAACGGCACCTGGATCGACGCCGAGTGCAACTTTCGCGCGCCGGATGGTCGCCTGGTGGCCACCCCGCGCACCGTGGCCTTCCGCATCTGGACCGCCTACTCGCCCCAGGCCACCTGGGCCAGCATCGTGGCCGAGTTCCTGGAGGCACATGCCCTGCTGTGCGCCGGTGACCACACGGCGATGAAGACCTGGACCAACACCACCAAGGGTGAGAGCTTCAAGCTCGAAGGTGCCAAGACGAACGCCGACGTGCTGGTGCAGCGCGCCAAGGCCGAGACCTACCGCCTGCGCCTGGTGCCGCGTGGCGGCATGGTGCTGGCCGCCGGGGTCGACGTGCAGGACAACCGCTTCGAGGTGGTGGTTTGGGCTGCCGGCCGCGACGATGAACGGTGGGCCATCGACTACCGGGTCATGCCCTGCGACCCCGGCCAGTGGGACAGCTGGCTCAAGCTCGATGCCTACCTCGGCACCCGCTTTCCGCATGAGGGCGGGCAGACGCTGGCCATCGACATCGTGGGCGTCGACACCGGCGGCCACTTCACCCATGCCGTCTACCGCTACGCCATGCTGCGCGAGGCACGGCGCGTCTACGCCACACGCGGCAGCACGCTCGACTACCAGCCCATCGTGGCCGGCACCCCCAAGAAGCAGGACGTCAACCTCGATGGCCAGGTGGTGCGCGACGGCGTCAAGCTCTGGCAGATCGGCACCGGCACCGTCAAGGACCTGATCCACAGCCGCCTGCGGGTCGCCCAGCCCGGCCCCGGCTACATGCACATGACGCACGAGCTGCCCGCCGAGTTCTTCACACAGCTCACCGCCGAAGAGCGGGTCGAACAGAAGACCGCCCGCGGCATCGTCTGGCGCTGGATGAAGCCCAAGAGCAACACCCGCAACGAGGTGCTCGACTGCACCGTCATCTGCGAGTTCGGATTCGCCCGCATGAAACTCCACCAGTACACCGATGCCGAGTGGCGCCGCCTCGAGGAGGCGCTGTGCCCCCAGACGGCCGACCTGTTCAGCATGCCAGCCATAGAGCCGCTGCCGCTGCCGCCCGGTCCCTTGCAGGTCGATAATGGCGGCCCCCTCGTGGTGCTGCCGCCCGCCGTGGACATCCCGCCCGACATTCCGACAGCGGCGCTGTGGGCACTGCCTCGCGGTCGCCGCGTGCGTGGAGCAGCCGCATGAGCACGGACAGGCGCGTGATCGACGACAGCCCCCTGGCCACCATCCGGCGCGTGCTGGCCGACAACGGCTGCGACCCTGCCCAGGCTGCTGAATTTGCGGCGCTGATCTGCGGCGAGTTCGTCGGCGAGCGGGTCTACTTTGCGGCCAGGCGGTGGAACTCCCTGGATGAACGCGACGATGACATCCGTGATGCGGCACGGGCCGGCATCGCCCTGCGGGCGCTCGCCAAGGAATACTGCATCAGCAAGAGCCAAGTGCAGCGCATCGTAGCCGATGGTCGTGTGTCGGATTGATGTTCACGGCTCTGCAAAGGCGTTCAGCACCACTTCGGTGGCCTTGCCGGCCTGCACGTCGACCAGCCTGCCCACCAGGCCGCCCTGCGTCGGCAGGTAGCCGCCGGCCTCCCAGGTCACCGACGTCTGCAGGTAGTAGCGCCCGGCGGGCAGGTCAGTGAAGCGGAAGCGGCCGGTGGAATCCGCTGTGGTGGTGCGCCGCGCCTTCAAGAAGGCTGGCGACGGCGGTACCTGGCCGCGCTGCACCCAGAAGGCGCCTGCCTTGCGCCACCACTCGGTGCCCGTGGTGGTGGCCGGATCCAGCGTCACCACGCGTCCAGCGGCATGCACCACCTGGCCATTGCGCTGGGCCAGAAAGGCCTGCCCCGTCAGGCTGGCGCTGCCGGGCTCCAGGAAGGGCAGGTATTCGTGCTCGCGCTCATTGCTGGCGGGTGCCCATGTTGGCGGCGGCGCAACGGTGGCGCAGGCTGACAAGAGCGCCACGGCGGCGCAGAACACGATTCGACGGTGCATCACAGCTCCCTGCTGAGGTGGTTTTCCTGAAGCCACAGATTCTGCAGCCAGGCCATCTGGCCTGTCCCGTTTTTGGTAGAAGCGGGACACCCCTTGCGCCGACCATCCGGCGCATGCCATCCCAGCACCGCCCCCAACCCCAGCGCATCGAGCTGCTGCTGACCGCCCCCTGGGCCGTCCTGCCCGAGACGCTGGCGGAGATCCAGCGCATCTACGCGCTGCACCTGCGCGGCGAAACCATCGACCTGCAGGCCGTCGAGGCCAGCCTGGGCCGGCCGCTGGCCAATGCCCAGCAGCAGTACGAAGTGCGCCCGGGTGGTGTGGCCGTGCTGTCGGTGTCCGGTGTCATGGCGCCCAAAGCCAACATGATGACCGACATCAGCGGCGGCGTGTCCACCCAGATGCTGGCCCGGCAGTTCGGCGCCATGAAGGGCGACAGCCGCGTGCAGTCGGCCGTCATCGCCTGGGATTCGCCGGGCGGCAACGTGCTCGGCATCCCGGCCGCCGCCGAGGCGCTGCGCGCGCTGGCTGACGCCAAGCCCACCGTGTCGGTCAGCGAGGGCACCATGGCCAGCGCTGCCTACTGGGTCGGCTCGGCAGCCAACACCGTCTACATCGAGGGTGAGACTGACCAGGTCGGCAGCCTCGGCGTCTACCAGCGCATGAGCTGGGACCCGCAGGCCCCCAACACCATGGAGCTGGTGCGTGGGAAGTACAAGCGCGCCTCCCTCAACGGCGAGGCGCCATCGCCCGAGATGCTGGCCTACCAAGAGGGCCAGATGGACCACCTCTACACCGTGCTGGTGGATGCCGTGGCGGCCTCGCGCGGCGTCACCTCGGCCCAGGTGCTCGATCACATGGCCGATGGCCGCGTCTTCCTCGGCCGCCAGGCCATTGCCGCCGGCCTGGCCGACGGCTTCTCCACCGTCGACGCCATGGTCGAGCAGCTGGCCACCAAGCCCGGCGACTTCGCGCGCCGCCGCGTCGCGCAGTTCGCGCTGGGCGGCCTGCCGTCGGCCCAGGCCGCCGCCACCGTCCAGGCGCACGCCGCCGACACCCCCCTGAAGGAAACCACCCCCATGTCGAAGATCCTCACCGAGGCTGCACTGGCCCTGGACCCCGCTGCTTTCTGCGCCGCGCTGGCCAGCGAGCACCCCACCCTGGCTGCCTGCCTGCAGGCCGCCGGCGCCACCGCCGAGCGTGAGCGCATCCAGGCCGTGATGGCGCAGGACTACCCGGGGCACACCGCCCTGGTCCAGCAGCTGGCCTTCGATGGCAAGACCACCGGGCCCGAGGCCGCGATGGCCGTGCTCGGCGCCGAGCGCGCTGCCAACCAGGGTCGTGCCGCCAACATCCTGGCCGACCGGCCCGCGCCGGTGGCTGCCGATGCCACCGGCACCGCTGACGACGACACCACCACCATGGCCGCAGCGCCCGTCGCCACCCCCATCTCGAAGGCGCATGACCTGCGTGACGCCATCGTGAAGAAGCAAGCCGAGGCCTCCGCCGCCGGCCGCACCATCAGCGCCGTCCAGGCGCTTGCCATCGTCACCAAGGAGCAAGCCAATGGCTAACCCCGGTCTCACCAAGTCGCTGGTCGCCGAGGCGGCCGTTCTCCCGTACCGCACCGTCAAGTTTGGCACCGCCGACGGCGTCGTCATCCAGGCCGCCGCCGCCACCGACGCCCTGATCGGCGTGGCCGACAACCTGGGTCAGGCCACGGCCGGCGCTCGGGTCGAGGTCATCTTCGATGGCATCGCCGATGCCGAAGCCGGTGCCGCCATCACCCGCGGCGCGCTGCTGTCGGTGGATGCCAGCGGCCGGGTGATCACCGCTGCGGCCTCCGCCGGCGCCAACGTGCGCACCATCGGCCTCGCGCTGGCGTCCGCTGCTGCAGCGGGCGAAATCATCCCCATCAGCATCGAGCCGGGTTCGTTCCAGGGCTGACGCCCAGGCACCGCCGCCTCCGCCAATCCCTGAAAGGACCCCCTGATCATGGCCACCCAAGCCCCGTTTCCGCTGAACCCCGCGCTCACCGCCGTTGCGCTGAGCTACCGCAACGAGCAGCTGATCGCCGACATGGTGCTGCCGCGCATCCCTGTCGCGCTGGACTCGTTCAAGTATTTCAAGATGAACAAGGACGAGGCCTTCACCGTCCCGGACACCAAGATCGGCCGCAAGAGCGAGGCCAATGTGGTCGAGTTCGGCGGCACCGAGGTGACCGACTCCACCGTCGACTACGGCCTCAAGGACATCGTCCCGCTGCAGGATGTGCGCAACGCCGAAGGCACGCCGTTCGACCCGTTGGGCATGGCCAGCCTGAACCTCAGCCGCCTGGTGCTGCTGGATCGCGAGCAGCGCGCCGCCGGCGTCGTCTTCAACGCGGCCAACTTCGCCGCAGCCAACAAGGCCACGCTGTCGGGCACCACCCAGTGGAGCGACTACACCAACAGCAACCCGCTGTCGGCCATGCTCACGGCCTTCGACGGCATGATCATGCGCCCCAACAAGGTGGTGTTCGGCCAGGCCGTGTGGACGGTGCTGCGCCAGCACCCGCGCATCCTCGAAGCCATCCGCGGCACCGGTGCCGGCCTCAACAGCCAGGGCGTCGTCAGCCGCCAGCAGCTGGCCGACCTGCTCGAAGTGCAGGAGGTCATCGTCGGTCAGGGCTGGGTCAACGGTGCCAAGAAGGGTGCCACGCCCAGCTACGCGCGCTGCTGGGGCAAGTTCGCCGCGGCGATCTACACCGAGCCGGTCACCACCACCCAGGCGGCCACCACCTTCGGCTTCACGGCCGAGAGCGGCGGAGGTCTGCGCGTGCGCGACTGGTTCGACGAGAAGGTCGGCACCGACGGCGCCCAGGTGGTGCAGCTGGTGGACACCGTCAAGGAAGTCCTGCCCGCCAACGACCTCGGCTTCCTCTGGTCGGCCGCCGTCGCCTGACGTCACCCAGCCGCTGACTGCGCCCATGTCCAGCCCCTTCGCCGCCATGCTGCCAGCGCTGTACCGGCTCCTGGGGCAGGACATCACCTTTTCGCACGCCGGCGCCACGCCGGTGGTGGTGAAGGCGCTGTTCGACCAGCCAGGCGGCAATGGGTTGGGCGGCATGCAGCTCAGCGTCGACCCGCTGGTGCGCATGCAGGCATCCGACGCGCCGCTGGGCGTGGCGCGTGGCGATGAATTCGTCGTCGACGGCACCACCTGGAAGGCCCGCGAGGCCGGCCTGCCGCTGTACGACGGCGCCGAGCTGCAGATCCCGCTGGCCAGGGGCTGAGCATGGCCGCCAGCGTCAACGAAGCATTCCTGGCTCGCGCTGAGGCCGTGCTGCTGGCCGCTGGCACGTCGGCTGCCAGCCGCGTCTACCGCGGGCGGGCCGATGCTTTTGCGCCCGAGGAAGTGCCGGCCGTGAACCTGCGACGGTCTGACGGCCAGTACAGCGCACATGGCGGCGGTGTGGACCACAGCACCTTCGAGTTCGAGGTCGAGCACCTGGTGCGCGGTGATGACTGGGAGACCAGCGCCGACGCCCTGCACATGCAGACCCATGCCGCCCTGCAGGCCGACGCCGTGCTGCGCGGGCTGGCCAAGGGCCTGCGCTGCATCCGCACCCAGGCCACCGGCGACACCGGCGACCAGACCCTGGGCCGCATCACCGCCACCTACCAGGCCCAGGCGCTCGTGCGCGTGGGCGACCTGACCGCACAGGTCAGCTGAAGCTACCCCTACTGGAGAACCCCTCATGATCAACTTCGGCGCCGGCAAGCTCATCGCCATCCCCACCAACGACGCCACCGGCGCCGCCATCGCCAACCCCACCCCGGTGGTCCTGGCGGTGCTGCAGGACGTCAGCGTCGACCTCTCCGTCGAGCTCAAGACCCTGTACGGCAACAAGCGCTACCCGGTGGCCATCGGCCAGGGCAAGGGCAAGACCGAGATCAAGGCGAAGTACGCCGACATCAACGGCGGCGTCCTGGGCAGCCTGTTCTACGGCAAGACGGCCACCGCCGGCATCAAGGCCGCGGTGCTGGACTTCTCGGCCACCATCCCCAGCACGCCGTTCCAGATCACCATCGCGCCGCCGTCCAGCGGCACCTTCGTGACCGACCTGGGCGTGCTGATCGCCGGCATCGCCGCCACCCGTGTGGCCACGGCGCCAGCGGCAGGCCAGTACAGCGTCAACACCGGCACCGGGGTCTACACCTTCAACACCGCCGACGCCAGCAAGACTGCGCTCATCAGCTACGAATACAGCGCCGCCAGCGGCGGCCAGGTCTTCGCGCTGACCAACGACATCATGGGCGTGACGCCCAGCTTCACCACGCTGCTGCAGTCGTCCTACGACGGCAAGACGCTGGTCATGAAGCTCAACCGTTGCGTCAGCGGCAAGCTCAACGTGCCGCTGAAGAACGACGACTTCGCCATGTACGACTTCGAGGCCGAGGCGTTCGAAGACTCGGCCGGGTCGCTCGGCTACATCTGCCTGTTCTGACCAGGCGGCCCGGATGACCGACAAGACCATCACCATCGGCCAGCGTGTGCTGCCGGTCGCGCCCATCCCGCTGGGCAAGCTGCGCAAGGTGCTGCCGGCGATGAACCGCATCGGCCGGGCGTTTTCGCTCGGCCAGGTCGAGGAAGGCGTGCTCGACGAGCTGTTCAACGTGCTGGCGCTGGCCACCGGCCTGGATGTGGCGGACATCGAGGCCATGCCGGGCACCTACCCGCAGCTCATGGAGGCCATCTCCACCGTGGCTGATGTCTGCGGCGTGGCACCCAAGAAGGAAGGCGGTGCCCCGGGGGAAGCGATGCCGGGGACGCCGTCCCCGGCCTAGACCCATGGGACGCGCTCTACACCGCCCTGATCACCTGCACCGGCTGGACCTGGGACCACATCGACCAGCACGTCACGCTGCCCCAGGTGCGGGCGCTGAACCTGGCCTGGGCCGTGCTGCCGCCGCCGGCCATCGCGCTGCGGCGCATTGGCGCAGCGCTCGGTGTGAAGCAGGCGGCGGCACGGCCGCCAGCGGCGCGCACGGCTGCCGAGGCGGTGCGCGAAGCCATGGCCGGCGGCCTGCCCGTGATGCAGGGCCGGCCTGACGACCCGATGCTGGCCTTCCTCGACCTGCCTGACCAACCGCCCACCACGCACTGACCATGGCCACCAGCAGCCCGCGCGCACAAGTCGTCCTCGACGGCGATGTCGGCCCCCTGCGGCAGAAGCTGCGCGAGGCCACCACCAGCATCAACGCCTTCGGGCGCGACAGCGCCTCGGCCATGTCCGACACGCTCGGGCCTGCCCAGGCCCTGCAGGCGCGCCTGGCCGGCATCGCCGCCACCATCACCGGCGGCGCGTTCGCCGCCTTCATCAAGTCCAGCATCAACATGCAGGACGAGATGAGCAAGTCGGCCCAGAAGGCCGGCGTCACCACCGAGCAGTACAGCGGCATGGCCTACGCCGCCAAGCTGGCCGACGTCGAGGTCGAGGCGCTCGGCAAGGCCTACGCCAAGCTCAGCGCGCTGCTCAGCGACGGGCAGCAGGGCCAGAAGGAGGCCGTCGAAACCTTCCGGCGCCTCAAGCTTGATCCCAAGGGCATCAAGGACGCCGACCAGCTGCTGCTCGAGCTGGCCGAACGCTTCAGCAGCATGGACGACGGCGCCCGCAAGACGGGCCTGGCCATCGATGTCTTCGGCGAGAAGTTGGGCCCGCGGCTGATCCCCTTCCTGAACGCCGGCCGCGAGGGCCTGGCCGAGCTGCGCGAGGAGGCGCTGCGCCTGGGCGTGGTGGTCGACACCAAGACCGGCAAGGCGGCCGAAGAGTTCAACGACACGCTGACCCGCATGCAGACAGCCACGCAGGGCATGGGCATGCAGATCGCCAAGGCGCTGCTGCCGGCCTTGCAGGCGGTGGCCACCGAGTTCCTGAACGTCAAGCGCGAGGGCAACCTGGCCGACGTGATGGCAGAGAAGCTGCGCGTCACCTTCGAGGCGCTGGCCGTGCTGGGCGCCAACGTCGGCTTCGTGTTCGGCGGCATCGGGCGCGAGATCGGCGCCATCATGGCGCAGGTCAGCCTGCTGTGGGAGGTGCTGCGCGCGCCGCCCACCGAGATCCTGGCCACGGCCAAGCGCAACTGGGCAGGCTTCAATGCCATCAGCGAAGCCGTCAAGGCCGACGGCGTCAGGGCCCGTGCGGCGCTGGACGACTTCGAACAGCGTGTGATGCAGCTCGGCAAGTATTCGCCCGAGGCACGTGCCGCTGAGGACGACGGCAAGGGCGCGACCAAGAAGAAGCCATTCGTCCCGGGCGACAAGAAGCTGCCCGACGACAAGGACAAGGCCGACCCCGCCCAGCACAGCGTGCTGGCCACCTACGAGCTGGTGCTGGCCGAGGAGAAGCGCGTCTCGGCCATCCTCGACCAGGGCGCCGAATACGGCAAGGAGCGCGAGCTGGGCTTCTGGCGCGCCATCCTGGCCAGTGCCCAGATGGGCGTGGCCGACCGCACGGCCATCCTGCGCAAGGCTGCCGGCCTGGAGGTCGAAATCGCCGGCAAGGCCGCCAAGGAGCGCAAGGCGCTGGACGCTGAGATGCTGACCCAGTCCGAAGCGCTGGCGCTGGGCCGGGTCGACGGCGAGCGCGCAGCCAGCAAGGCCGCACTGGACCTGGGCCTGATCACCAGCGCGCAGCAACTCCAGCTCGATCTGCAGTACGAGACCCAGCGCTACGAGATCCAGCGCAACGCACTGGCGGCCCGGATGCAGTTGCTCGCGGCTGACCCGACCACGTCCGAGGTGGAGAAACAGCGGGTCCTGGGGCGCATGCTGCAACTGGAACAGCAGTACCAGCAGGGCATGCTTCAGCTGCAGACCAGCCTGGCCAAGCAGGGCATCGGGACCGAGACCTTCACGGCCATCGGTGACAGCTTCGGAAATGCCCTGAACGGCATGCTCACCCGCACCCAGACCTGGTACGGCGCGCTGGCCAGCATCTTCACCGGCGTGCGCGACATCTTCATCACCGAAGTCATCACCAAGCCGTTCGCGCAGTACATCGCCAGCCAGGCCAAGATGCTGGCCGTCAAGCTTGGCTTTGTGGCGTCTGAGAAGGCAGCCGTCGTTGCCGGCGCCACTGCCACGACGACAGCCAAGACAGGCGAGGCGGCCGTCGTCGTGGCAGCCAATGCAGCCGAGGCAGGGTCGGGCGCAGCGTCCGCGATGGCATCCATCCCATGGGTCGGGCCGGTGCTGGCGCTGGCCGCGATGGCGGCGGTGTTCGCTGCGGTGTCGGGCCTGGCCAGCGCCGAGGGCGGGTTCGACATCCCCAGCGGCGTCAACCCCATGACCCAGCTGCACCAGGAAGAAATGGTGCTGCCTGCCCACATCGCCAACCCCTTGCGCGGCGCGCTGGCCGACGGCTCGCTGGGTGGCGGCGGCGAGCGCAGCGGCGGCGACCTCACCGTCGAGGTGCGGGGCGCCTCGGCCGGGGAGTTCTTTCTGGTGCACAAGAAGGACCTGGTCAAGGCCCTCAAGGCGGCGCGCCGCGATCTGGACTTCTGACCCATGAGCGCTGCCATCTACCCCTCCCTTCCCGGCCTGCAATGGCCCGTGGCCCGCACGCCGCTGTGGAAGACGTCGATCAAGACCACGCCCAGCGGCCGCGAGTGGCGGCGCCGCTACATGCACCTGCCGCGCTACCGCTACGCGCTGCGCTACGAGTTCCTGCGCAGCGAGGCTGCGTTCGCCGAGTTCCAGGGCCTGTTCGGCTTCTTCAATGCCCGTGGCGGCGCGGCTGACAGCTTCCTGTTTCTCGATCCTGACGACCGATCGGTCACTGCCCAGGCTTTCGGCGTGGGCAACGGCACCGCCACGCAGTTCCAGCTGGTTCGCACCTTCGGCGGCTTTGCCGAGCCCGTCTATGACCTGGTTGCCGCCCCGCAGATCTACATCGGCGGTGTGCTGCAGGCATCGGGCTACACCGTCAGTGCGGCCGGCCTGGTGACCTTCAGCACGGCGCCGGCCGCGGCCGCGGTGTTGACCTGGTCGGGCAGCTACTACTGGCGCGTGCGCTTCGAGGCCGACGAGCTCACGTTCGAGCAGTTCATCGCCTGGTTCTGGAAGACCGGCGAGGTCAAACTGATCACGGTGCCGCCGGAATGAAGACACCGACCTGGGAGCCGTCCGAGGGCTCGCTGGTGGCCTGGCTGAATGCCAACCGCCAAGCGCTGCCCGTCGACCTGTGGACGATCACCCTGCTGGGTGGCGCCGTGCTGCGCTACAGCGGCGGCGATGCGCCGGTGACGGTGGCCGGCCACACCTGGGCGCTGGGGCCTGGCCTGCGGCGCGGCCAGCGGCGGCAGAGCATCGGTGTGTCCGTCGACACCCTGAGCATGACCGTGCTGGCCGACGACAGCGTGCTGGTGGGCACCGTGCCCATCCTTCAGGCGCTGGCCAAAGGTGTGTTTGCCGGCGCCACCGTGGCGCTGCAGCGCGCCTTCCTCGACGCCGGCGGCGTCTGCCGCGGCGTGGTGCCCGACTTCTTCGGTCGCATGGGGGCCATCAAGACCGGGCGCTCGCAGGCCACGGCCGAGGTGCGATCGCATGCCGAGCTGCTGGACGTGATGGTACCCGGCGATGTCTACCAGCCCGGGTGCCGAAACACCCTGTACGACCCGCAGTGCGGCCTGGCTGCATCCGCCTACACGGTGACGGGCGCTGCCAGCACGGCGGGCGATCCCACTCGGCGCATCGTCTCCAGCGTCAGCGCGGCCGTGCTGTCCAAGCCGGCGGCCTGGGCCGACCTGGGCGTACTCACCTTCACCAGCGGCCCCAACACCGGCGTCAGCCGCACCGTGCGCACACATGCGCTGGCAGCCGGCACGGCCACCATCGTTGCGGTGTACCCCTTCCCGTTCGCCATTGCGGGGGGCGATGCGTTCACCCTGCGCGCCGGCTGCAACAAGGCCAAGGACGGCGACTGCACAGTCAAGTTCTCCAACGTCGCCCGCTTCCGCGCCGAGCCCTACGTGCCGGCGCCGGAGACCATCACATGACGCCCGAGCAGCGCGCCGCGGCGGTGGCGCAAGCCCAGGCCTGGGTCGGCACGCCTTACCACCACCACGGGCGCATCCGTGGCGTGGGCGTGGACTGCCTGATGCTGCTGGCCGAGGTCTTCGAAGCCGCCGGCATCGTGGCGCATGTCGATCCCGGCACCTACGCCCCGCAGTGGCACCTGCACCGCGGGGACGAGCTCTATCTGCAGGGCCTGATGCGCTACTGCCAGCCCCTGCCCGAAGGCGCCATGCCCCAGGCGGGTGACGTGGGCCTGTGGCGCTTCGGCCGCACCTTCAGCCACGGTGGCATCGTCATCGAAGGCGGCGCCGATCCGCTGATCGTGCACGCCTACATCGGCCGGGGCGTCATCGTCTCGCGCGCCAGCGAGGCGCCGCTGGCCGGCCGCCCGTCCTGCTACTGGAGCATCGCCTGATGGGTGGCTCGACCATTGCAACCTCCGAGACCCGGATCGAGGCGCTCAAGCTGCAGAGCAGCGCCTTCGGCGTCACGATCCCCGTTCTGGGCGGCGTCAACCGCATCCCCGGCAACCTCATCTGGTACGGCGACTTCAAGGCCACGCCGCACACCAGTGTGCAGGACGCTGGCGGCAAGGGCGGCGGCGTCAAGACGCAGAACACCACTTACACCTACAGCGCCAGCGTGCTCATGGGTATCTGCCAGGGGCCGGTCGGCGCCATCGCGCGGGTGTGGAAGGGCAAGGAAGTCTTTGAAGGCGGCTGGTCAGCCGGCAATATTGCCTCGGCCAGCGAGAGCTACACGCCGCCGGGCTCTGGCGCCATGGCCTACACCCTGGCCCACGGCGCCACGCTCATCGGTGCGCCGGTGGTCGGCTACAGCTACATCGAGGTGGTGGTCGGCGAGTCCACCAACTGGGAGACCCAGCGTGATGTGGTGCTGGCCGAGGGCACCGACTACACCCTGGCCGGCTCGGTCATCACCATCCTGCGCGACAGCCTGCGCGGCCAGCCGCTGTCGGTGCAGTACCAGTGGGGCAGCGGCACGCCCGACCTGGCCCCGCTGGTCACGCTGGGTATCACGCTGGCCAATGGCAACATGGCGCAGGCTGCGCCGGCCTGGCTGACCAGCGCCCACCCCGGCCAGGCGCTGGCCTACCCGGGCCTGGCCTACGTGCATGCGCAGGACTACGGCCTGGGCAGCGGTGCCCAGGTAGACAACCACAACTTCGAGGTCCAGGGCGCCGGCGCCTACCGCTACGGGGCGGCATCGCCCGACTGCAACCCCTGGGAATTCGCGGCCGGCCTGCTGTCCAACGGCCGCTACGGTGCGCGCATGCCGGCGGACACCGTCGAGGTGTCGGCGGCCATCGACTACGCCGCGGCCGCCGGCCTGCTGATGAGCCCGCTGCTCACCGAGCAGCAACGGGCGGGTGATTTCATCGCCGAACTGTGCCGGTTCACCAACTGCGCGCCGGTGTGGAGCTACGACCGGCTGCGGATCGTGCCCTTCGGTGACGTGGCAGTCACAGGCAACGGCGTGACCTACACGCCCAACGTCACGCCGGTGTACGACATCGACGACAACGCCTGGTTGCAGGAGGGCACCGACGACCCCCTGCAGTGGCAGGTCAAGGAGCCGAGCGACCGTTTCAACCACGTCAAGGTCGAGTTCAACGACCGGGCCAACTACTACAACAAGACCATCGCTGAAGCCAAGGACGATGCCGACATCGCTGTCAACGGCCTGCGCACGATGGACACCATCAGCGCCCCGTGGATCTGCGATGCCGCCGTTGCCGGCCTGGTGGCGCGCATCGTCATGCAGCGCAGCCTCAACATCAGCGGCACGGGCACGCTCAAGCTGCCCTGGGCCTACTGCCTTCTGGAGCCGATGGACCTGCTCACCCTCACCGACGAGGCCCTGGGCTTCGCCAAGCTGCCGGTGAGCATCACCGAGATCGGAGAGGACGAGGACGGCATGCTCGAGGTCGAGGTCGAGGACTGGCCGCTCGGCAGCGCCTCGCCCACACGCTACCCCAACCAGGCAGCCGCGGGCTTCCAGCACAACTACAATGGAAGCCCCGGCAACGTCGATGCCCCGGTATTTTTCGAGGCGCCTGTCGACCGCACCGTCACCGGCCTGGAGGTCTACGCCGCCGTCAAGGGCAGCGGGGCCCTGTGGGGCGGCTGCAATGTGTGGCTCAGCCTGGACGGCAACAACTACAAGCGCGTGTCCACGGTGTACGGCGGCGCGCGCTACGGCCGCCTCACCGGCCCCATCAGCGCCGGCGCCATGCCGGTGGCCACCTCGGGCCAGCTCATCAGCGGCAGCGCCACCGACGCAGCGGCGCTGTCCACCCTGTGCTGGGTGGGCGGCGCGGTGCAGGAGTACCTGGCCTTCCAGACCGCCACCCTCACCGGTGCAGGCGCCTACACGCTCAGCGCCCTGGTGCGCGGTGCCTACGCCACCTCGGCCGCGTCAGCCCATGCCACCAACGACCCGTTCGTGCGGGTGGACGATGCCATCGCCAAGAGCGGCCCGCTGGACCTGGCGCTGATCGGCCAGACCATCAGCCTGAAGTTCACCAGCTTCAACATCTTCCAGGCCGGCGAGCAGAGCCTGGCGGACGTGCCGGCCTACACCTACGCCATCACCGGCGCCATGGCCCAACTGCCGCCCGGTGCGCCCACGGGCCTGGCCTACACCCTGGAGCCCTTCGGCGCGCGCCTGAAGTGCGACAAGAACCCCGAGCCCGACGTACAGGGCTACGAATGGCGCCTGGGTGCGGTGTGGGACACCGCCCAGGTGCTGGACAAGCTGGCCGGCACCAGCCACTCGCTGGCGGTGCAGGTCACCGGCACGTATACGGTGTGGGTGGCGGCGGTGGATGCTCTGGGCAACGTCAGCACGCCCAGCAGCATGCCGGTGGTGATCGCGGCGCCAACCATCGCCAGCATCGCCGCGGCCATCGTGGGCGCCGACCTGCAGCTCGACTATGCCGGCGCCGCCGGCGCCTTCGCGCTGGCCTCCTACGAGCTGCGCTACGGCAGCACCTGGGTGGGCGGCACATCGGTGGGCGTGTACAACATCACCCGCCTGTCGCGCCGGGTCGACTGGGCCGGCGCGCGGCGCTGGTGGGTGGCCCCCATCGATGCACGCGGCAACGTGGGCACGCCCGCATCGGTGGATGTGACCATCACCGCCCCGGGTGCCGTCACCGGCCCGCGCAGCGAGGTGGTGGACAACAACGCCTTGCTGTACTGGGGCGCCCCCGCCACCGGCAGCCTGCCCATCGACCGCTACGAGGTGCGCAAGGGCGCCACCTGGCTCGGTGGCACCGTGGTGGGCAGCAACGGCAACAGCACCTTCGGGACGGTGTTCGAGCAGCAGGCCGGCGCCTACAGCTACTGGGTGGCCGCCTTCGACACGGCCGGCACCATCGGCACGCCGGTGGCCATCACCGCCACCATCAGCCAGCCGCCCGACTACGTGCTGCGGGCCGACTACAACGACGACTTCAGCGGTATCACGTTGAGCGGCATGTACCTCGAGGGCGGCCGGCTCTACGGCCCGGCCCTGGGCGAGACGATCCAGACGCACTTCGAAAGCCGCAGCTGGGCCACGCCCGATGCGCAGATCGCCGCGGGCTACCCGCTGGTGTTCCAGCCCAGCGGCACCAGCGGTTACTGCGAGCGCACCATGGACTACGGCACCGCGCTGCCGGCCACCATCATCACCGTCACGCCGTCGGTGGCCACGCTGGCCGGCGCGGTGACCATGGCGGCCCAGGTCTCCTACAAGGCCCTGGCCGGTGACCCCTGGATCGACGCGGCCGCCGGCGCCCTGCAGGTGCTGGCCAGCGGCTTCCGCTATGTCAAGGTGCGGCTCACCTTCACGGCCGCCGGTGGTGACGACCTGGTCGAGCTGCAGGGCCTGAACATCAAGCTCAGCGGCAAGCTCAAGACCGACAGCGGCGGCGGCTCGGCCGTGTCCACCGACAGCGGCGGCACGGCGGTGAGCTTCGGCGTGGCCTTCATCGACGTCGACTCGATCACCGTCACGCCCAGCGGCACGAGCGCCCGCTATGCCGTCTACGACTTCGTCGACGCCCCCAACCCCACCGGATTCAAGGTGCTGCTGTTCGACAGCAGCGGCGCCCGCGTGTCCGGGGCATTCAGCTGGACTGCACGAGGCTACTGATGAGCATCGATTTCAACAAGCCGGTCAAGACGGACAACTACGACACGGGCCTGCTGTCGTCCATCCGTGCGCACATCGTGGCCGTGGCCTGCATGCTGGAGCCATCCGACGTGGGCACGGTGAGCAACCCGCCCACGGGCACGCGGCGCTTCAACGCGGGCACCGGGGTGTTCGAGCGCTACAACGGCAGCAGCTGGGTAGAGCAGTCCACCGGCTACCTCAAGGCCACCACGGCAGCCAGCACCTACGCGCCGCTCACCGGCGCCGGCACCAGCGGCACCTGGGGCATCAGCGTGACCGGCTCGGCCGGGTCGGTGGCCTGGGCCAACGTCACCGGCAAGCCGGCCCTGGTCAACGAGACGGCGGCCACCGCGGCCACAGCCAACACACTGGCCAAGCGCGACGCCAGCGGCGACCTCTTTGGGCGCTACCTCAGCCAGTCGTCCAGCCTCGAGGCGCCAGCCATTGGCGCCGTGTTCGTCGAGAACGCAGCCGGCGACGGCTACCACCGCAAGATCAGCCTGGCCAATTTCAACGCGCAGATCGCGCCGGCCTGGGCCAACGTCACCGGCAAGCCCACCGCCGTGTCGGCCTGGACCAACGACGCCGGCTACCTCACCAGCTCGGCGCTCACCGGCTATGCCCAGCTCGCCACGGCGCCGGTGTTCACCGGCCAGGTCAAGGGCAACAGCGGCACCAAGGGCCTGGGCGCGATCACCGTCACCACCACCACCGGCACGCCCAGCGGCGGCGCCGACGGTGACTTCGTGCTGGTGTACTGATGGCGGCCGAAACCTGGTACCGGGACGGCGGCACCTGGCGCAAAGCCAAGGAGCTGCATTACAAGGACGGCGGCACCTGGCGCAAGCTCAAGGAGGCTTGGTATCGGGACGCGGGCACCTGGCGCAAGATCTTCAGCGGCTCGGCGCCGGTGAACCCCCTGCCGACCATCGTGCTGGGCGACACCACCACGGCCACGGCCATCGCGGCACTCAGCGCGCGCGCCGATGGCACCCTGACGGTGACCGGCAGCGACAGCGTGCTGGGCTCCGCCAACTGGTTCGCGCCCACCGAGGCCGGCATCGGCAGTGCGTACTGGGCGCGTGTCACGGTCACTGCGGGCTCAGGGCCGACCAGCGGCGCAGGCACTGGCGCCTGGGTCAGCATCTCCGGCAATCCGTTCTGGCAGTGGTTGCGCAGCACCATCGGCACCGCCTCCGCCACCATCACGCTCGAAATCGCCAGCGACTCCGCCGGCACGACGGTGGTGGCCTCGCGCAGCGGCATCACGGTGTCGGTCACCAAGGAGCCCTGATGCCTGCCCCCCGCCCACTCACCAGCGCCGAGGCGGCCGCCATCGACACCGGCCACGTCGTGCATGCCGTTGACGCCACCGGCGCCTACCTCGGCCTGCTGCCCGCCGTGCAGGCGTCTGCAGTGGCCACCAGCGCGCCGCCGGTGCCGTCCTGGGTGTGGTCTGCCGGCCAGTGGCAGCCGCCGCCGGCCACGCTGGCCGAGCTGAAGGCCGCCCGCTGGGACGCGATGAAAGCCCGGCGCGACGAGCTGCTGGCCGGCACCTTCACCTGTGCCGGCCTGGTGTACGACATCAATGCCACCAACATCACCGGCGCCACCGTGCGCGCCATGCGCGCCCAGGCCGCTGGTGAGCCCTACGCGCAGGTCTGGGTGCTGGCCGACAACAGCACTACCACCCTGGACGCCGCCGGCATGGTGGCCGTGGGCGAGGCCTGCGCCACCGCGGTCAACGCGCTGTGGGGCATCAGCATCGCCCTACGCGCGCAGATCGAGGTGGCCGTCTTCGCGGACGACCTTGCTGCCATCGACTGGCCGGATTGATCCTGTCCCGCTTTTGGTAGAAGCGGGACAGGCCTTGCGCCGACCATCCGGCGCATGCCCGGCATCACACTCCAGCAAGCGCAGGACCAGCTCGATCTCGCGCTGGCACAGCTCACCGCCATCCAGACGGGGGGCGTCGAATTCCGCCTGGGTGACCGCATGATCAAGCTGCCCACGCTGACAGAGGCGCAGGACAGCGTCAGCCTCTGGCAGGCGGAAGTGCAGCGCCTGAGCAGCGGGTTCACCCGGCGCGGTGCGCGCGTTTACGGCCTGACCCCGGGTTGACCGCATGGCTGACGACACGCTGCGCCTGAAGCTCGGGAAGGGCGCCATCAACGTGCCCTGGTCGCGGCTGGACCGCGCCATCCAGGCTGTGGCGCCGCGCTGGGCCGCCAGCCGGCTGCAGGCGCGGGTGGGGCATGAGATGGTGGCGCAGATGGGCGGCTACAACGGCGCCAGCAACGCCCGGCGCAGCCTCACCGGCTGGAACCCGCTGGGCGGAGACGCCGATACCGACACCCTGCGTGACCTGCCGAGCCTGCGCAACCGGTCCAGCGACCTGGTGCGCAACAGCCCGGTGGCTGGTGGTGCGATCAACACCAACGTCACCCACGTGGTCGGCACCGGCCTGGCGCTGCAGTGCACCATCGATGCACCTCTGCTCGGGCTCGATGACGAAGCTGCCGACGCCTGGCAGCAGGACACCGAGCGAAAGTTCGCGGCATGGTTCGAGTCGACCGACTGCGACATCACCCGGCACCAGACGGGGTATGGCCTGCAGGCGCTGACGCTGCGGGCTGAATGCGAGCGCGGCGACGTGCTGGTGCTGCTTGTGAAGGCAGCCTGGGCCCGGGGGGCGATCAAGCTGGCGATCCAGGTGGTGGAGGGCGACCGCCTGAGCAACCCCGACAAGGCGCCCGACGCCGACGGCCTGGTGGCCGGCGTGCAGATGGATGACAACGGCGCGCCCACGACGTACCACATCGCCAACGCCAACCCGTATCGGCGCAGCGGTGCCGCCGCGCAGCGCAAGCTGACGTGGACACCGGTGCCGGCGTTTGGCGCCAGGACCGGGCGGCGCAACGTGCTGCACATCTTCGAGCGGCGGCGGCCGGGCCAGACCCGGGGCGTGCCCATGCTGGCGGCCGTCATCGAGCCGCTGAAGCAGCTGGAGCGCTACACCGAGGCCGAGCTGATGGCCGCAGTGGTCAGCGGCATGTTCACCGTCTTCATCACCACCGAGAACAACGCCGGCGCGGCGCTGGCCCCGTCGGCAATGGGGGGTGGTGCCAGCGCCGTGGCCGGTGGCTGGGACGGCAAGCTGGGCAACGGCCTGGCCGTCGACCTGGGCAAGGGCGAGAAGATCGAAACGGCTAATCCAGGCCGGCCGAATGCCCAGTTCGACCCGTTCGTCAACGCCATCATCCGGCAGATCGGGCTGGTGCTCGAGATCCCGTATGAGGTGCTCATCAAGCACTACAGCAGCAGCTACAGCGCATCGCGCGCCGCGCTGCTCGACGCCTGGCGGGTCTTCCGCACCCGGCGTGACCGGCTGGCCCAGCAGTTCTGCGCGCCGATCTACGAGGCCTGGATGGATGAGGCTGTGGCCACCGGCTACATCGTCGCGCCAGGCTACTTCGCCGACCCGCTGATCCGCCGTGCCTGGCTGGGCGCCATGTGGATCGGCGACGGCCCCGGCTCCATCGACCCGGTCAAGGAAGTGGATGCCGCCGAGCGGCGTGTCCAGCTCGGCATCAGCACCCACGAGGCCGAAAGCCTGCTGCATGACGGCGGCAAGCTGCGCCCCAAGATCAGGCAGCTGCTCCGAGAGCAGGAGCTGATGAAGGGGCTGGTCAAGATCATCAGGCCGGGTGCACCTGCACCCGTGCCTGGCGCCGCCGATACGGCAGGCCAAACCACCGAAGAGGATTGACTATGGCGATCAGGATGCGGCAGTCTGTCAAGACAGCGACCGGTACGTATGAAGGCGGTGATGTCATCACCGGGTTGTCGCCGATCTTGGAGGCGCAGCTGATCGACGGCGGCGCGGCGGTAGCGGTGCCGGGTGACGTGTCATCCATTCCAGCGGACAAGGTCCAGGCAATTCTGGGATTGGTGTCAGGGGCTCGGATTGCTGATGCGGTGTCGCGCGAAATCACCGCCGCCGACAACGGCCAGGCTCTGGCGCCGACCGGGGCGCTCACTTACACGATCCCGGCCGGCCTTTCTCCAATGCCGTCCTTCACCGTGGATTGCCCGGCTGCCGGAACTATCAGCATCGCCAGGAGTGGGGCCGCCACGATCAATGGCGCTGGGACAACTCTGACCCGTACCCGGGCTTCAAACCCCGTTGGCTTTGTCGTTCTTGCTCACGTTGATGTTGACGCATATGGAGTCAGCGGCCAATGAAATCACGCACTTTACAAAGCCTGCAATCCAGGGTGTAACAAATGCCAAAAATCGCAGATCGGGTCGCTGAGACGACCACTACTACCGGCACCGGCACTGTGACATTGGCCGGCGCAAAGGCCGGCTTTCGCGCTTTTTCTGGTGCCTTCTCGGCCGGCGACAAGGTGTTTTACGCCATTGTCGGTGCCGCAGAGTGGGAGCTTGGCAGCGGCACGCTTGGCAGCGGCACTTTGACCCGAGACACCATTCTTTCGTCCAGCAGCGCCGGGACAGTGGTGGCACTGTCAGCGGGGACCAAGGACGTGTTTTGCACCGCCCCGGCGCGCATGCTGGGCGGTGGCACGGTGGACGTACCATTCTCGGCCGCGGTGTCGTTCACCGGGCAAGAGCAGATGGCGCAGACCACGGTGACCGGCGCGATGGCGTTCACCGTGGATGCCACCGCGGCCATTGACGGCGCCGTCGTGCAGCTCGACTTGATCGCCAACGGCACCAACGCGCCCACGTTCAGCAGTGATTTCCGCCAGTGGGGCGGCTCGATGGGGTACGACAACCGGGCCGGCATCCGCAACTCGCTAACCTTCTTCCGCCGATCGGGCGTGTACTACTACGCCATCACGCAGGCGGTGGGGGCGGTGGCCGAATCCGTGCCCGTCGCCCCGACGTGGAGCGTGGCGCCCGCCATCATCGGCACGCCCACCGTGGGTGTGGCCTGCGCATTCACCGCAGGTACGGCCAGCGGCGTGCCGACGCCGACGCTCACGCAGCAGTGGCTACTGGATGGCGTGGCCATCAGCGGCGCCACCGGCGCGACGTACACCCCGATCAGTGGAGACGCCACGCATGCCCTCACGGTGCGGCAGACGGCCACCAACGCCAGCGGCAGCGCCAACAGCACCAGCGCCGGGGCAACCGTCGCGGCGGCCCTCACGGTGCCCGGCGCCCCTACGGCGCTGACCCCCGGAACCCTTACCTCGACGACGATCCCTCTCACCTGGTCTGCGCCGTCGACCGGCGGCGGCGCCATCACCGACTACGTGGTGCAGTACGCCGCGGCCGGCACCAGCT